GTACAAGCTGTCAAGATCATCGTGAAACTTTTTATCCATAGCGTATAAATCTATGGCATTTATACACTCTTCTAGCGTAAGGTTGTTACGCATCATTGCATTGTGTAAACGTATCTCGCATATTGATTTTGATGTAGTCATATTACTAAGTCTCCTCTCAGTTGCACGTTCTTTTTCTTCTTGGGTCATGGGTCTAATCATAATCACTCTTCCTCTAGGCAGAAGCCGCAGGTATTATTCTGTGCTGGGCCACCACAACTTACACATGTCTGCCACTTCTCATCTTCCAGACCCCTCTTTACTAAGGCCACAAACCCTACGTTAAAGATAGCTGCGAATGTTTCAGGGTCACACTCTACTTGTATTGTAGCACTACCATCCTCGTGTTCTTCTACCTCTGTTACTTTTATCTCACTCATTGCTTACACCTATACATGGTAGCAGGATAGATAGCTTGCAATATTTTGGGTAGTCATCGTATGTCATGGCTATCAGTACGGGTGGCGCAGCAATCAGTAAAGCTACAATAGCTGACGCCTTGATTGCACCGTTAATGTTACCTCTCATCATTCATTCTCCCTTAATGCTTTCCATGATACAGGGAACAGCCTAGCCATCTCTGTGTCAATGTGACCAGCGACAACCTGTGTCTCGTACTGTGTGTCAGGCTTACAACGCAGGTTGCACATGTCTGCAAATGCATCCAAGCTACCTGACCAGTACCACTCAGTGACCATGCTCTGTGGCAGTACCATACGTGCTTGTTCTGGGCAAATACCTAGATCTAATAAGTACTCATAGTCTTTTTTGGCTGAGTCTGCCATGTCTCTAGCTATGTCAGAAGACACTGTTATTTTACCCTTGCTACCCTGTTTAGCATCTACGCTACGCCCACGCCATTCCGTAGGCTGATAGAACTCAGGCTCATGGTCTACATACCTACGGCTAACCTCATTCCAGCGTAGGAACTTGTGCTTGACTAGCTGTCTAGCTACAAAGACAGGTGCCTTAACATGGAAGCTGGCAAAGCAATGTCCAAAAGGTGACGTATGTTTGTACTTGGCTAAGTAGCGTATGAGCTTTGTGTCCTTGTCTTTCAACTTAGGTGGACCCCATACGTCACTCGTATCCATCTCACTGCGCTTACCAAAGCTTACTCGTGCTGCATTAGCTACAGATAAGTCTGTACCCATGTGATCTACGTAAAACGTTTGTATCATTCTATCTCCTTTATTATATCTACTGCTTGCTGCTGTGTCAGCTTAAACCATTCACCGTTGTCATGTTTGTTCCAAGGGTGTGTCGTTTGTGTCGCAGCTAAGATATGCGCTTTCTTTTCTGCTGTATTACGATCATCAAAGTATCTGTAGTACAACAGAGTGTAGTCACGCATGGGTGAGCTTGTCTGGTATCCATTCAGCCTATCTTCTGCATCAATAGCTTTACCTATTTTAATCCACTCAGGCCATGCTGCATTTTGTATTGCATACACGTAGCCCTCGCTGATCTGTTGGTCTTTTTGCAGTGAAGCAAAGGCAGCATCACCAAAAGATTTATAACGACCTGCTTTATACAGTGCGTGTTTTTTACTCACCTCTTTACCATTAACAAACATTCTCAACGCATCACGTTTTTTAACAGCTTCAGGATTGTCTTTATAATAAGGAGTTTTTCCTGTCTTTGGATTAATATTATTATCTATCATGATACATACCTCGCTATCTTGTATTCAAGATCTGTGTGAACAATACCGTGCCACCCAGATAGTTTATTCTTTACCACATTGATGTGGCGTTGGTTGTCTTCTTCCTCTTGACCCTCAACTGTAGGGTTCTTGGAGATCATAATCATAAGGTCAGCCTCTGCTGCCTTACCAGTACGTGAGCCTTCCATCATAGCTTGGTTGAGAACAACCTTACCTTCTGCTTCTGCAGATAGCTGAGACATGTAGAACATGGCACACTCTTGCTGCTTGGCAATCTGTCGAGCTTGTATGGCATTAGCCTTGAGTGCCTCATCAGGACGTGAGAAACCAGCGGTACGGGCAAACTTGTCACCCATATCTAGTATAACTACATCAGGTTTGTATGACTTGCACACAGACTCAACCCAATTCATGTCACGCCCTGTTGCATCTTTGAACATGATCTTGTCACGTATCTGACCAAAGACACGCATGGCTTCCTGTTTGTTCTTCACGATCTCAAACTTGTCCATGCCTGTAGCTGCCGTGATGTAACGGTGAGCCACACGATGATAGCCTTCCTCGTTACACAACACAACAACACGAGCACCCTGCCATGCAAAGCCATTAGGCCCAGCCACAAGTGAGGCATGGAAGGATGTCTTGCCTGTGTTAGGACGTGCACCTACCTCAATCAAGTGACCAGCGTTGATGCCCTCAACCTTACGTGTCAACGTAGGTATGTTGAATGTCCACTGTGACTCAAGGTCAGTCATAGCAAGTATAGTATCAAGGTCAATGTCTTCCCAATCAATACGTAGGTTGGGTGTGAAGTCATCGCCATACTGCTCAAGCATCTGACGTAATGGTTCCAGTGTAGACTTGCTGCCATTCACATAGTCAAAGCCAAGGTTGGCAATGTCCTCACCAATCACCTGTTGAAACAGCTTAGATAGCACCTCTTGTGCTACGTCACTGCCCATTGGCTGCTCCTTGCTTACCTGCCCAAACAGGTGGCTGTAGGCAGTCTTCTGTGCAGTTGTGAGGGTAGGGTTGTTCGCCATGAACAATGCCTCAATCTCTGCTGGTGTAACTGTACGCTCATAGCGATCCATAGCAGTGTCAATAGACTGCTTGATCTTACGTACATCTTTACTGAATAGTCTGTCAGGACAACGTGCACCACGATGCTCGTCATAAAAGTCTTTGTCCATCAGGCTACGTATCAATGATAATTCCATGTGTTAGTCTCCTAGTGTTGTAAGTTTTTCAAAGTCGGTAGGGTTACGGTATTTCAAATCGTCACGCAAGTACAGTATCTTGATAGTGTCTACGTACTGTCGTAACTCTCGTGCAAACTGCAGTGTCTTAGGTAAAGCATCGGGGTCTAATGCAATTATTGCTGTTGAGAACTGCGACAAGTACCTCTTGTGTCCAGTGGACAATGATGTACCCAACACTGCGACCCCGACATATACACCACCATCACCTACAATAGCAGCACTCACGCAGTCCTCAACAACTACAGCCGTTTTACCACGTCCAGCAGCGTATGGCAAGTCACTTTTACCGTACCTTTTCCACTTAGGTATACGTTTACCAAGTGATCTGCCTGTGGCATCGACTGCAACTCCATTGTGTACAACAGGGAACACCACACGATGTTCCTTAACGTCATACAACAAGCCTAAATCTTGTGGGTCTAGCTCCCACTGGTCACAGAAGTCTTTGATCTTTGCATCATCACGAACAAACCAATCTGGTTTTGAGAATGTTGATACGTGTGTCTCTTCTGCAACACTACCCAATGACTTACGTATGTCATCAGCAGTCAGTTGAGTACGTGTGCCACCTGACACACTGCACCCAGCCTTGTAACAGTTCCATATGATCTTACCCATATTATTAGTAATAGTAAATGTATTCTTAGTATTACACGCAGGACATGTCATACGTTTAGTCTCACCATTAGCTAGTCCTAAGTCATGTATAAGATCATTCATATTCATACTGTATCACTTTCTATGTTGTTCGCTCCACTCAAGGATACACTTACGTTTCTCTGTGTCAAGGCACTATTTGCACTAGTGTAAGTATGTTTCATATATGGTTTCACAGAAGACACATTATTGTGTCCTGTCACTGCCATAACTTGGGGTAATGGTACACCAGCGTCAACCATCTGTGTCACACCAGTCCTACGTAAGTCCATAAGACGTAGCTCTTCGGGTAGTTTAGCTAGACGCATTACCCTTCTACCCACTTTGGATAGTCTCTCCATAGCATAAGGGTTATATGTACCACCCGTAGGTCTAGGATGTGGGGCAACGTAGTCTTGAAAACCAAAGTCATTACGTTGTTCATTCAACATGTGTAATAGATCCTCTGATATTGGTAGCTCTACGTCAGCCCTACGCTTACTCTGTTCTAGTGTCAGCTTCTGTGTACGAAAGTCAATGCTATCCCACGTCAACATACGCATGTCACCTAGCCGTTGGCACCACTCGTATGCCATCTGTACAATCAAACCAACATTACGATACTCAAAGTCGCTGTATGCTACGTCAAGAAACTTGACAACATCATCGTGTGTCCACACCACCTTACGCTGTGCAGCAGACTTACGCTTGATGTTTGCCCAAGGATTGTATGTTGTGTGCTCCATCTGTATAGCATAGTTGTACACCCTACTGGCACATGTTGCCGCATGATTAGCAAAACTGATGCCACGTTTGACCCACTCTTCGTATGATTGCTTTGCAACCTTAGAGGTAACGTGTTCATACTTACGCCATCCCATAGTCTGATGCAGCACAGTCAGAAAGTACCTATAGTCAACCTTAGTTGTATGACGCAATGCATTGAAATCATTAGACATATAGTAATAGTTAATGAGATCAGTCACCTTGCTGCTAGACTTTATTCGTACAACCTGTGCTTGTTCTTCACGCCATGTGTCAATCGCCTTGTTGTGATCACG